CTATCAGATGACGAGGCGGCAATTTAACCAGTTAATAAATGAACTGGACGGCAAAAGCCCGTTTATCGTATTACATAGGGATGCCGTTGCGCCTAAATACGTGGGCGTGGAGGTCTCGAAGGATGGGGTAGTATACAAATATGCGATAATAGGGATAAACGATGAGTATAAGGCTAAAAAAGCCCTTATTTCGAAAATATTAGGCATAGCTAGTTGTCTAAATAACAATAAGCCCTTAAAAAAGGGTTAATTAGATGTATTTATGACCTACTGCATCATATACGATATAATGCCATAAATAACGTTGTACAGAGGATATGTATGATAATATGATAAAGAACGTATTTGTGTCTTGACATCATAATATTATGCCGTTATATCCTCTTTTTGTATAAAAAGGATAACAAATAATATAAATATCTTAAATATGGATGAAATTAAGATAGGGGCTGAAATTGTGTTTAATATAACCGGCAGCCATAATATAGGATATGCCAAATGGGAAAGGTATATCGGGACGGTATTAAGTAAGGATTACCGATCACGCCTTTATGTACGGACGATAGGAATGCCTAGGGCTTGTATTGATGAGCGGGATGTAGAGTGGGTTATTGATCCAGATGGGGATTTTGATATGGATGAGGCGATCCCGAATCCTGTGGCAAGGGAGTTGTATAAGTTGATGGGTAGGTACGTTTATACGTTCGGTAGGTCTCATGAAAGTACCAACGGCTATATCGTGTATGAGTGTATGATGATGGACAGGGATTTAAGACATAATGTTATGTATGCGTTGCATGATCATGGATTCGAGACACGGCATATTGATAGTTATTCTTGGTGGATGACCAATGAGAGGTTGATGTCAGAGGTAACATATACGGAGGGAGATATCCATATAATTGTTCATGAGTGTATGGAGGATTATGTGGATAACGTGAAATTTGGGGAGGAGTTTTATAAAAACAAGTAAACATGATAAGATGCCTACTTGTGATGGCGATGATAATATTGACACCGCCGAAAGGGAACGGAGGCATGCCCCTCGCCCCGAAGCCGGCCGTGATCGAGGCACGGGTATGGGACAAGCTGGCGGCCGCCATATCTTTCGTGGAGTCAAGGAACGACGATCGGGCGTACAACGCCACTTCAGGGGCTTTAGGGAGGTGGCAGATGAAAAAGGTGTATGTAGATGAGGTTAACAGGATATTGCGCCTTAAACGGAAGCAGAAGCGGTATAGATACGATGATAGAACAAATCCTATCAAGGCTAGGGAAATGTTCGAGATATATCAATCTCATCATAATCCTAAAAAGGATATAGACAGAGCGATACGTCTTCATCGTGGACTTGATTCGCCGACGTATGTAAAAGAAGTAAAAAGGAATTTAAAATTATTGGAAGATGGATGTAAATGACAGGATGGAGGAAATGCTTAGGGATATGTATAATTTCCCGGATGGTTGCTTCGAGATGGAAGATAGAAAGGTCGAAATGTGGTTTAACTCGGACTACCGGAGACCAAAAGTCGTCCGGCAGGTTAGGGAGTTCGATGTTGGAGGTAAAAAGGTGATGGCTTATTCAAGGAAAGACGCCATAAAAAGGTTGAAGCATGGAAAGGGATAAAATAGAAGGAAAAGCGGGATTAAATATAAAGAGGAGATTAATATATGAAATGGATAATAATAAAAGGCGTTAGGTACCCTATATCAGTGGTGTCGGCATTCGCTGCGTATTACGGGAACAATCCTTTTCTGAAGATAAGGATAAGAAACAAATATCACATAATTTCTTTTGATAATATAGATTATCTAAATATTCAGATAAGGTATTTGATTAACAACTATCCTGACTTCGTGAAGATAGGGGATTGGTATATATCCAAGAAGGTGGTGATGTCGTGGGCACCCAGGGGGCAGACCGTGGACGGATCGGGCTGGGTCATACTCTTTACCCTGTCCTTTGGGTTGGAAGGAGGGACACAAATTAGGTTTGATAAAGAAGATGAATACCTAAGTGAGTTAGATAGGCTGAACGAGTTGTTTAATGTGATATTATGATATGAAAAGCAAGAAAGATTATATAAGCATGCTTAACGATCTTGGTAATTCTTTGTCTAGGGAAGAATGGATAATAGGCGGTAAGGATAGATATACTGGTAGGGATAATTATGGGGTTATGTTGAAAAGATATGATCCCATAGCTTTTGAGGTAGGATATAACGAGTGGAAGAAACAACCATAAACAATAATAATATGGAAGAAAAGTTGATTCTTAATAGTATAGAAGATGCTGAAATAATATCAGTAAGGTTAAGTCCGGATGAAACGCCCATCGCTTATGAAAATAGAGTTAGGTGTTTAATGTTGTCAGGATTAAGCCGGGAAGAAGCGGAGAAAGTAGCGTTAGAGCCAATGGATCTTGAGCTATATTATGAGATGGGCGCGGGGCTGATGGCTATTGATCCAGCGGCGGTAGAGTCAGGGACAATATGGAGTCCTTATACAAGAGAATTGTATGATGATTCTCAAATATTTAGCCTAGTATGACGATTGTGATCTATATGATCTTGTTCAAAATCATCGGGCTGATTGTAGTCAAAGCAAATAATATTAAGTAATTTTTAAAAAAACGAATTATGACGAATTCTTTATTAATCTATGAGGAAAGTGGGTATCTGTTTAATGATGCGACAAAAAGATTAGAATGGTTTGAGATTGATGAGATCTTAATCAGTTTTACATATGGAGTGGTTAGATATATAGGAACTTGGGGAGGAGGTAGGACTGATAAGAGGTTAGAGGGAGAGCGGTTCTATTCGTCCGAGGAGTGTTTTAAGAAGGGTGATAGTATTCTTAAGAGAAAAATATCAATATATGACGCTTTTAGGTCATTGTATGGATTTTCCCCAATAGACGATTATGTATGGGAATACAAAAACGGGAGAGCTGTCAGGGGGAAATTGGAGAGTTTTGATGTTGTAATAAATCATAAGGGTGAGTTACGTTGTTCAAAAACATATTATGCGAGCGAGGAAGATGTGTATAGGTTTAATGATTTGATTGTGGTTGACAAGAATGGAGACATAAGGATGGAAAAGTCTCCTAAAAGTAAATTGATGCTTACAAATGATCAATTGAGTGTCGTAGAAAGGATGAGAGGAATCATTGATGATATGGTTAAGTTAAAAATGATTATGTACATCGATCAAGGTTATAATCTTTGTTTTCTACCGGGAGATAAAATAGAAGATTTGACAATGGATGAGACGGATGGATTTGTAGATACCACCGGTATAGTGACATCTATAAAATCTAAGGATGTAGTGGAGTTTTATGCAGAAAACCCATTCGTAAAGATAAAGGATGAGTAATACTTGGATCGGGATTGTAGTGGTTCGTGAGAATAACTACAATCATATCTCTAAACGTGAACATAGATTGGGAGGTACGTATGTCATTCGATTGACGTTAGGGATCTAATTATATTAAAAGAGGAGGAATTATGAAAGAGATTGCATTAAAAGTGTATAAGTTTGATGAACTGTCAAAAGATTCACAAGAAAAGATCATAGAACGTGAGCGCTGGAATGTAATGAGGCAACGTATGTATGATTATAGTATAGACTATCAAGGGTCGATGAAAACCTTTGAGGATATGACAGATACTATGGTTTATAATTGGGAAGTTGGATACGAGAGATATGATTTTAGTTATGAGTTTAAATACAATGATCCTATTTATGAACATCCTACAGATTATAATCGTGATATATTCCCTAAGAATCTATGCGGTAAATTATTGTTCAGGTATATCAATAACAACATTATGCCACATATCACGAAAGGTAAATATTATTCTATAGGCAAATATATAGATGGGGAATATAATTACAAGTGCAGACGCAGTCGGGTAATATTGGGATACGAAGACAATTGTCCATTAACAGGGATGTGTTATGATTATTATCTTCTTAAACCAATAATTGATTATTACGATACTTGGTGTACTTACCCGGAGAATTTCTCTTTAGAGGATTTAATAGAAAAATGTTATAATAATTTTTTCAAGGCTTGGCATGAGGAATATGAACATTGGGCTGACGATGAAGATGCGATACGTGAGGAGCTTCATCATAACCAGTATGAGGGTCAGCTTTATTATGAGAATGGGGATGTGTATGTTGATCTATTAAATGAAATAGAATGAAAAGGTAGTAATTGTAAATTGATAAAGTTATGAATATAGAGATAATAAGATATAGGCTTCCGATTTATTGGATTGGGGCTTTGATTAATGGTGACTACACTGGAATATCTAACGAGGAAGCGCAAGAAATTGATGACTTTGTAAAACATGCAGATGGTTGTCCAGTTGGTGTGGATTGGGGAACAGAAGGTTTTTATTCGTATAATGACGCAAACGCTATTGGCGGAACTTGTGTCGATGTTATTTTTAGCAAGTATAATCAATAGTTAACACTCAAAAATTAATAGATATGAACAACTCTATGGTCGCTCATTTGTGGGCAAACGAAAAGGAAGAATCCGCAAGAGGTAGTAATCTTTTCTTTGAAGGTAGAAGTATTTATTCTTATGGTTATCATTTTGAGGTTGGAAGAATCGTAAGAAATAAGTGTGGTGAAAAGGCGTATTTGCTTAACGATAAGTATTATTCTTCTTCCACCTGTAAACATCAACATTGTGTTCGTAGTGCAATACCAACTGGCTCAAAGGTATTTTATGTTGGATATAATATGTCTGATGATGGCAGCATGGCTTTTATCACCAGTCGATTGGAGCTTATCAAAGAGGTTATCGAGAAATACAAGAAGGTTAGAACAAACCTGTCTTATAGGGATGTTTGGGGAGTATTTAGAAGTCTAATGGATTATATTGAGTTCTTTAATATGGGTACTCCCAAGAGCCTTCTTAAAAAGAGTGCAAATACCTGGATCGGAACTAAACATGAGTTATCTTATGAATCGGATAAGATTAAAAGTGAATATGTCCATGAGTTAAAGCGTGTGTTTGAGGTATTGCTAAATCATCAAGCGTTAGAAACTTTAGGAACGACCAATGTGATAGTAGATGAGATTTGTGGTGAAGGAACGTGGGCTGAGTATGTGGCCAGATGTCAGAGATGGGAAGACAGTCAGGCGAAAAAAGAGGCTTTAATTTTTGAAAAAAGAAGAAAAGAAAAAGAAGATCGCAAGAAAAAATTTGAAGAACAGATCGAGATGTGGAAGTCTGGCGAGATTCCAGAATTATATCTACATTATTATTTGGAGGATGACCAGCCTAACGCATGGCTTCGCATTAAGAATGGTATAATTGAGACCAGCGGGAATATCAAGATAAAACGAACCGAAGCTGAAAGACTTTGGGAATTGATAAAATTCTTCCATAATGGCGGTAAATTCCAACACGATATGGTATTGGATACAACCGGTCACAAATGGAAGATCAATAGCTATGAGAACGACCTATTGGTTGCTGGATGTCACAGGATTGCGTATAATGAAATGGAAAGTATTGCAAAACAGTTAGGATGGAATTAAGTGACGCTTGTATCATAACGGTGCGATCACTATCAGATTTAGCGATGGCGCTTC